ACCGCCATCGCTAAGGTACCTTACAGATATAAAGAGATGGAAACCATGCGTCGCGTGATGCAAATGGACCCTATAACCGGCATCCCGTTGTCCATTAAACAGCCCGCCGTTGAAGTGCTCTTTGATGGTCCCGACCTTGAAATTGTGCCCATTGCCGACTTTTTTCCAGACTGGACTGTAAAACGTCCAGGAGACGTTGCAGCCATGAGAGGCTGCGTACACCGCACGTACAAGACCTTGGCAGCGCTTAAAACAAACCCCCTCTATAAAAACCTAAAGGAAATTGAAGTCAGTATTAGTGTTAAGGGTGAAGACGCGTGGGCGCGTCCATACTACTCGGACGCTTATAAAGATGATTTTGACCGGCTAAACGACAATGAAGATGGCGTTAAAGAAGAAGGAACCGTAGAAGTTTGGGAATACTGGGGTCTTTTTGACCCCAATCAAGACGGCAACTTTGAAGAATATATTATTGTAATTGCAAACGGTGACGTAGTTCTTAGGTGCGAACCTAACTTCTATGATTATAAATTTAAACCGTTTGTCGCATGTCCTAACTACATGCGCGAATCTGAATTCTATGGCGTTCCAGAACTAATGGCTGTACGCTCTTTAATCAAAGAAGCCAATACGCTTCGCAATGCTAGACTTGACAACATTAATCTATCGGTAAATCCCATGTGGATTGCTGACCGGGCTGCAGGTATCAATACCAAAAGCCTATTCTCACGGCCTAACGGAGTAATCTGGACCAACGATATTAATGCTATTAAGCCACTACCGCCAATGGACCCTTCGATTGGATCGCGTGAGGAAATGGCGTTTATACAAAACGACATTCAGAATGCTACCGCCATGGTAAATGCTGCACCGGTAGCTTCAAACCTTGGTAAACAGTTTGGCCGTTCTGCAACCGGCGTTAACTTTATTCAAAGCTTTGCAAGCTCTCGTATCAGTCTTAAAGCACGGATGCTTGCCGAAATGTTTTTTAAACCAGTAGCTAAAATCATGCTACTTACTAACAGGCAATTTGTAACTGAAAGCCAGTGGGTACGGGTATTAGATCCCAATACGCCTAACCCATTCGTTGAGTTACCACCTGATGCATTTTTCAGGGCCTTCGATTTCCTCGTTGAGACGACGTTGGAAACCGGCGGCCCAGAGGGGCAGTTTCAAAAGATACAAACCGTGTCCCAAATCCTTCAAGCAATCGAAGGAAGTCAGCCCGGAACGGTTAAATCAGACGTTATATTAGAAGCGCTATTACGGCCACTATTGGGTCGCCAAGTAAAACGCTTTGTCAATAGCCCTGAAGAACGGCAAATGATGCAAATGCAGCAGCTTGCAGCACAGCAAGCTGTCAATGCACAACAGGGCATGAATGCACCACAACCAAACGCGCAAGAAGCTAACTTAAATGTACAGCCAGGCCAAGACGTATTGGCATCTTTAGGGCTTAAATAATGTTATACGCAAACGAAAATATTAAGATTTGGAACCCTGAAACGGGCGAGATGTCCGGTAAAGAGGAAGTTATTGACGCTGAAGCAGAGCGCGTTATTGATGAAGGTCAAGCGCTTGCACAGCTTAAACAGGCTCGTGGTTGGATGTTACTAGAAACTTTACTTAAAGAAACATGTGCAGACTTAAAAGAGAAGCTCACATACGAACAAGATTTAGACAAATTCCGCCGCCTTCAAGAGGCGGTCAAAGCTTACCAAAACGTAATGAACTTTGTCGATTATAAAATCGCCGAAGGTCTTGCGTTGCAGGAGCAAAAAACCCAGTCCCCTGAAGAGGGCTAAACTAGGAGGATACCATGTCAGACGAGAAAATCGCGCAGCCACAAGCGACCTCGCAAGAAAGTCAGGCTGTTGAACAGCCACAGACCCAAGAGATCTCTACTCTTGGCCAATCTGAAGCAGTGGAAGAGGCGAACTCTATACCTCAGAAGTTCGTAGGAAAGTCTCCAATGGAGATTATCCAAGCATACCGGGAACTCGAAAGAGAACGTGGTAGGCTCGCATCTGAGTTAGGTTCTACTCGAAAAGAGAAGGAAACCGTAGAGGAGCAGTTCCGCCAAGCAGAACGAGAACGAATCGCGTATGCACAGGCAGCAACTCAACGGCAACCAAGAACGGTTCAAATGGAGGAAGAACAGGACCCTATAGCTGTCTTTGATTCCAAGTTTGATGAAGACCCGCGCACGGCTGTGAAAATGGCCTTGAATGCAGTGTCTAATCGAATGCAGCAACAATCGCGTGAACAAGCACGAATAGAAGCTGAAGGATATTACAGAAAGCAAAAACAGGAAAATCCTGACTATGCTCGACGTGAGCCGATGATGCAAAAGCTTGCTCAAGAATTACAAGATGTAGTGAAACCTGAATATCAAAACTCTTTAAAAGTTTTGGCTGCCCTTGATTTAATGTCCAAAGGCGCAGATGTAGACTACTATACTAAGCAAGCTATTGAGCGCGCACAGCAAGGCGGTCTTTCTGTGCGATCAGAAAAACAACGTGCTCAGTCCGAATCTGCGGTGTCAAAAACTGACGCTTCAGTGCCTTTTGAAAAGCTCTCACTTGATGAGATGCGTAAGGCTCTTGGACGGAGCGATGATTAGGAGTAAATAATGGCTTCAACAACACTCACAAATGCAGCAAATCTGCACTTGTATTATGAAAAAAAGCTATTATCTGTCCTTGAACCTCGTCTAGTCCTTCAACCTCTTGGAAAAAAACAAAGACTTCCAAAAGGAAATGGAAAACGAGTTAAATGGCTCAGATATAGTACAATTAATAGTTCAGTAGTTCCACTAACTGAAGGTACACCACCTAATGAAATTGCTTTCACAACAGCAACTGTGCAAGCAGATATTGAACAATATGGTCAATATGCCAAAGTATCTGATCTTTTGTCAGATACTGCAATTGATCCAGTAATGGAAAACCTTTCTGAGCGTTTCGGTATTGCCGCTTCTAAGACAATCGAAGAACTTATTATTTCTGAGATTTCTCAAAATTGCGCAAACCAAAACGTAAACGGAAGAGCTAACTTTGCTGCAATCGGTGCCACTCCAGGTGTATCGGACGTTTTAAATCATAAAGAACTAATCGAAGCTATGATTCGTCAAAAAGCCGAGCTAATCGGACCACACGAATCTGGTGATTATGTTTGTGTATTACATGCACATGCAGAATATGATTTATTGTCAGACACGCAGGCTGGTAGTTTTCTCGATATTCAAAAATATACTGATAATCGACCAGTGCTAAACGGTGAAATTGGCAGAATGTATGGAATGAGATTCCTTGTTTCAGACAAAATGCTTAATTCATTACCTGCTGTTCACGGCGGACCATCAAATGTTGTTCAATCTTTTGTCATTGGTGAAGAAGCTTTTGGAGTTGTAGAACTCAATGGCGACGCAATGAAAATGATTATGAAAAAACATGGTTCTGCTGGAGCAGTTGATCCTTTGGATCAGTTTGCAACAGTTGGATACAAAATTAACGGTTTTGCTGCTAAGTACCTGCAATCAGGTTCTAAGCGAGTTATTGCTGTTAATAGCGCATCTTCATTAACATAATATAGAAGGGGGTGGGGTAATCTCACCCCCAACTTACTGTCAATGGCTTTTACACTTATACCTTGGGAACAGCCTAAAATGACCTTAATGAGTTTACAAGATAAGTTAAAGAAAGTTCACCCAGAACTTTATATCGATGCTTCAAGTAAACAAACACGTGAAAATGGGCTTAAATTTAGTGCTCTATACCTTAAACGCCCTAGAAAAGCCTCTGTAGGAGTTGCGCAACACGAGCGCAATCTTGTAAATGAAGGCCATGCCAAATACTTAGACGCTTTAGAAAGTGGTCAAATGGACATATTTATTACGTCGATTTGTCTTGACTTTATTCCTGAGTATGATATATTTAATATGGAGTACACGAAATTAGCCGTCCTTGGCTGGCGTTCTTTAGGACTTATGTTAATCAACCGAAAAATAGCACCGGCTGAAAAAGTTAAAAAAGCATTCGGTTGTGCAGGGCTTGGCGAGTCAGATTACGACCGCGCAAGCTTTTTTGGTAAAATAGAAATTGCAAAGAGGTTAGCAAATGCCTAACACAACTTCAGGATTTTCATACGCAGAGATTGTCTCTCGCGTTCAAAACTATATTGGAAATGATAGCTTAGGGTTTCAAACCTATGTTGAGCAAACCCTTGCCCTTGCCGAGTACCGCTTTTGTAAAATGCACGATTGGGGATTTTTACGCAGAACGGGTCTTACTTTAACTACCTCCTTAGCAACCGCCGAATACACGTTGTCTAGCGCTACTATTGGTTACTATATGGCTGCGACTGATGTGGAAACTATACGTGCTGAAGTTGACGGCGTTGTTCTTAAACGCGTTGACTTAAATCAAATTCGCCGTTTTGATACCGCCAATGATGACGGATCAGCCGAAGATACGCCTATGTATTGGGCACCTATAGAAGATAACAAGATTCGCCTTTGGCCCCCAAGCACCAAAGTCATCGCTCTTAAAATCGATGGAAAGATAACCCCTGCGCCCACTAATAACTTTGCTAACTACCCAGTGATTCCTTATAAGTATCAGGAATCCTTTATTGAGTACGTGATCTCAATGGCATTAGACCGCGAAAATGATGAGCGCGCGCCCATGAAAAAGCAAGAAGCTTTAGCGCTTATTAAACAAGATATTCAGGCTGATCTTGCCAATCTTTCAGACGTGGAAAACCCACGCATTAAGTCTTTACTGGAAGCCCGCTTTGACGGGATGAGTGATTCATTAGACGTTCCAGGATTTGAACCCGGTGATTAAATGGCTACACGACGCTATGTAGAAGAATTAGAATACGCAGATGCAAAGGGGCTTGATACGGCTTCGCCTATTAACCTTGTTGCAACTGGATACGTGCGCGAAGCAAAGAACGTAAATTTGGGTACTACTGGGTCCTACATTAAACGTGACGGCTATGTTAATCAGTTTACCCAAGCTCAAGCTCAAACCGGTTTTTCGGTTTTGCAAGGCGTTGAGTTTAAAAGCCCGCTTGCTACGGAAAAATTGCTGTACATGACAAATGTAGCAGCCGCAAAGTTTGGTAAAATTAACCCGTTGACCGGCGCGTTTAGCGAATTAACTAACTTTACCGGTGGATCTCTTGGACTCTCTCCCAACTTTAGGCCGTCGTTTGCACAGATAAACGACACGCTGTTTTACTTTGACGGAACCGGCAGTTCTTATGTCCCATTTGCCTATGAAGCAAATGGTGCGTATACGCGGCCCATGGGCATTGCTGCTCCAACGGCACTATCTGCAAGCGCGGTAGTAGGGTCTGGCCTTGAAGAGGGTGATTATATTTACGCGCACACATACGCGTTTTACTTTGGTGGGCAACTAATAGCAGAAAGCAGCCCCTCCCCACTTGCCGAAGTTAGCACCACGCCTACAAATAAACAGGTTAATTTAACTTTACAGGCGTTTCCAAACTATCTTGCTGCAGGGTATAGTCACTTAGTAATTAAGCATCGAATCTTTAGAACGGTAGTAAATGGAAGTATCCTGTTTTTAGAAACAGAGATACTTGGGAATTTGCTTGCTTATTCTTCTACTGCAAGTGATGACGCGTTAGATTCAGAGCAAATGTCTTTTGATAACTCACAACTATCAGGTGACTACCTACAATCTAAATTTCCTGTTGTTGCTAGAAATAGGCTAATCCTATTTCACCCAACGCAAAACAAAGGTATTTTTTCAAAGATTGGTTTTAATGGTCCACTACCCGAAAGCTTCCCAGTTATCAATGAGTTTAGTATTGGCGGTAAATTTGGAAATGCAGATTCATTAGTAGGTGCTGGGCAAATTAAAGGTGTACCTATTATTCTTAAAGAGCGATCAATTGGTAGACTAGAAGAGATCGGGTTGCCTGATCTTGGAAATAGCGCAGATAATATCACCTATATGTATCGAGAAATTTCGGATGTTACCGGTGCAGTATCGCATCACGCTCAATGTCAGGTTTATGACGAATTAATATTTTTAGGTCGTGATAATGTATATGCAACTGACGGGCAGAATGTAAGACCCATTGCAACTCAAATTCAAAATTTGGTTAAAAGCGCGGATTACAGTGGAACGAAAGCAAGTCGAACCTCTGCCATCAATGATACTAAAAACCGCAGAATCTATATTCAAGTATTTAAAGAGGAAGCATCCTCTATTCCAGATTTAACTTTAGTTGGTGATTATCAACAATATCCACAGTTTCGTTGGACTACATATGATGAAGGTCCAAATGATGCATTAAACCCAGGATTACGTGCTGGTTGTTTTTTTCAAACGGAAGCTACTGCTAATGGTGGACTTGACGTTTACTTTGGCTCTGCGGGAACGGAAGGTCAGTATTATAAAATGAATACTGGAACCGCCGACTATTTAGCAGATTCCTATGTAGGCGGTCAACCTGTCGGTAAAGCCATTTATATGCGCCTTGTAAGTAAGCCTTACATGTTCTCACAACCCATGATCACTAAACTTTATAAAAAGGCAAAGATATTTGCCCTTGCACAAGATAGCACATATCAATTTGAGTTTGGCGCTCAATATGATTTAAACGATGCTACCGAAAATTTAACTTCATTTACAATTTTTGGAGCAGGAACAACTTGGGATGATTATAATTGGGCTAATAACGTCGTAAATCCACTTGACCTTATTTGGCAAGGATCTACCTTACAAGAAAAAGTTTATCATCTGCATAATAAAGCAGAAATGATGCAATTAGTTTTTATTCAAGATGATGCAAATGCTCCTTTAACGCTCCTCGGTTGGGGCGTGTCGGGAAGCATATTTTCAGGTCTATAGGAGAATAATATGGGAGTACCTTCAGTATCAGGAAGCGCGTCTGTAGCTGCAAGTCATGCGTATAAATCTGACCTAAATGCAACAGCAAAACTTGTCTTTTCTGGGCGAGGAAACCTTTATGGGTTTCTAGTCGAGGAAATGAGTGGTGATGATGTGTTTATACAATTTTTTGATGCAGCGTCAGCAGGTGCAGTTACCGTTGGAGTAACTGTTCCAGTAATGACAATGCGTGTCAAGGCAGATCAATCGTTTGGTAAAGACGTTAATGATAGTCCTTTACGGTTTTTTGGTGAGGGGTGTGTAGTGGCTGTTACAAAAACGAGAACCGGCAACATCGCTCCTGCTGTAGATGCCGTTGGCAACTTTTGGTTTCATGCTCGAAATTTCTCGTTATAATGGGGTAACCTATGGCTTTAACAATACCATATGTATTTACGGCTGGAACACCGGCTAAAGCTGCAGAAGTTAATTCTAACTTTACGGCAATTTCTAACTGGGCTAATAGCAATAGTTTTGATACTGAAAGTTTTGGCATTCTGTATCC